ATAGTAAATTGGGTTGGTGTAAAGCTTATAAGGAATTAGTATCATTATTATATCAAGGACTCTCTCCTAAATGGGATATGAGTAAAGTAAGGCCTGCTGGCATGCCTTTAAAAACTTTTGGAGGTAGAGCTTCGGGCCCTGAACCATTAGTAGATTTATTTAATTTTGTAACAGGGATAATTTCAAATGCCGCGGGAAGAAAACTTAAACCAATTGAATGTCATGACATCATTTGTAAGACTGCAGAAGTAGTTGTTGTAGGAGGAGTTCGAAGAAGTGCTCTTATCAGTCTTAGTGATCTTAATGATCGTGAAATGCGATTTGCAAAACATGGAGAATGGTATAAACTTAACGTACAACGAGCATTGGCAAACAATTCTGTTAATTATAAAGAAAAACCAGATGCTGGTACTTTTATGAGAGAGTGGTTATCTCTTTATGATTCAAAATCTGGAGAGCGAGGAATATATAATGGAAATTCAGCTAATCGACAAGTTCAAAAACTAAACGAAAGGGAACAAGATGAACATGGAGGATTTATTCGAAGACGAGATCCCAGAGATGACTTTGGCACAAATCCGTGCAGCGAGATCATTTTACGGTCACGACAATTTTGCAACTTATCTGAAGTCGTTATCCGAGGACGGGACACTAGCCAATCTCTCAAAGATAAAGTTCGCAATGCTACCATACTTGGAACATTCCAATCAACACTCATTAACTTCAAATACCTCACCAAAGAATGGGCCAGAAATTGTGAGGAAGAACGACTTTTGGGAGTTTCTCTTACCGGAATAATGGATAACGAATTGACAAATGGAAAAAGAGGAAAAATAAAAACTGGCAAACTTTTAGAGGAGCTTCGAAATGTCGCTATTGAAACAAATAAAGAATGGTCTACTAAACTCGGTATCCCAAGATCAGCGGCAATTACTTGTATCAAACCTTCTGGAACGGTATCTCAGTTGGTTGATAGTTCTTCTGGTATTCACGCTCGACATAATCCTTATTATATTCGCACAGTAAGGGCAGATAATAAAGATCCTTTATGCAAGTTTATGAAAGAAGCTAAGTTTCCAAATGAACCGGATGTAACAAAACCAACTCATACTTCAGTATTTTCTTTTCCTCAAAAAAGTCCAAAAGGAGCAATATGTAGAACGGATATGACGGCTGTAGAACAATTAGAATTATGGAAAATATATCAAGATCATTGGTGTGAACATAAACCATCTATTACAGTATCCATTAAGGAAAATGAATGGATGATTGTGGGTTCATGGGTTTGGGAAAATTTTGATTCTATTAGCGGTATTTCATTTTTACCATTTAGTGAACATACATATAAACAATCTCCTTATCAAGATTGTGATGAAAAAATGTATAAAGAATTATTGTTGAAAATGCCCAAAAATGTGAATTGGGATAAATTAGGTGATTATGAAAAAGAAGACCATACTGCCGGAGCTCAGACACAAGCTTGTGGAAGTGATGGTGGATGTGAAGTTGTAGATTTGATTTAAAATTTTTTTGTTGAAAGTTACTTATTAATGATGTATAATAGAGGGTATTATGAAAACAGTATTTGAAAAATATGTTGATGAGTGTGTTAAAGTTCTTGAAAAACATACTGAATCATTAGGTGTTAACGCAATTCAAGAGGTGTGGCAAGATATCGAGAATGCACCGGCTTTTACAGGTAAACTCTGGTTAGAGGATATTCTTGATAAAACATACAAAGAAAAAGTGGGCCTTGAAGGTGAAATGAATTTTATATACGACTAATCATGAAAGTTTTTATTGATATGGATGGTGTTTTATCAGATTTTGATAAAGCCATTATTGAAAAATTTGGTACCAAAAAAGAGTGGGCAGACAGATGGGAACTCCTCCCTGAAGATTTTTTCTTTTCTCTTCCCAAAATATCCGATGCAGATGAATTAGTAAATCATATTTCTGGACAATTCGAATGGCATGTTTTAACTGCTATTCCTAATCTACCCGTTTTTCTGGAATGCCGCATGCAAAAAATGCAATGGATTTATAAACATTATAAAATATACCCTGTAAGAATTCATTGTGTTTTTCAAAGAGAAAAACAATATTATGCTGTTGAAGAAAATTTATCACCAAATATTCTAATTGATGATTCTGAATCAAACGTGGCTGATTGGAAGTCAAAGGGTGGCATTGCGGTTTTACATACATCTGCAAATAATAGTATAAGAGAATTACAACAGTTAGGATTTTAATTGATTTGCGCAGGAATAGATTATTCTACAACCAGCCCATGTGTTTGTGTATATAAAAATGGAATATGTAGTCCCAATAATTGTACTTATTATTTTTTTGCTTTGGATAAGTGGAGGCCAAGGTGGTCCGCCCTTCAAAATGTGAATTGTTATAAGTTGTCAAAAGATTTAAAAGATATAGATAAGTTCAAGTTTTTAGCAGAATGGACTATAGATACATTACGTTGGCATAATGGTAGAGTTGAGAAAGTTATATTAGAAGATTATTCTTATGGATCTACAGGTAGAGTTTTTCACATCGCGGAAAATGTTGGAATTTTAAAACTGAAATTAAAACAGAATGGTTTTCGCTATGAAACTGTTCCACCAACTGTTCTTAAGAAGTTCGCAACAGGTAAGGGAAATTCTAATAAAGAGGCAATGTTAGAAGCTTGGAAGGCAGAGCCGGATACTTTTGAATTAGTTCAAGAAAAAGGTAACCCGGCGACTGATATTGTTGATTCTTACTTCCTTTGTAAATATGGAATTACTCAGTGAATATATTTACGTCTCGAGTACGTGCAGTAATTTTCTCAATTTGCGTTTCTAAAATCTCTCGTCTGCCGGGCCAATATATGTATTCATTAGTGGAAGATTTTGCTAAGTTGTTTAGCAGAGGTATAATTAAATCTTCTACTTCTTTCATCTGCCGTCCGTATTCTTGGTTTAATTTTTCTTTATGTTTATCAATATCTTCATAATGATAGTCCAGCAAACTCCAAATTTTATTCACAGTTCCCTCAACTTCTTTTATTTGCCCCGCCTTAGCTTTTTCAACCGCAGCAGTGACTACTTTCTCTTCAGGTTCTTTAGCAGCCGATGTAAATTCTTGTTCACTAACTGTGCTAAAACCAAAATCATTTAAATCTTGCATGAATATACCTTTCTATGGAATTAAAGTTTACTAATATATTTAGGACAGATGAAACTAACATAGGCGATTCGTATAGTACTCCTACAAAATATTTTGATTTACCAGGAAATCAAAAAGATATCTTTAAATTAGAATATGATTATACACCACCTCATGAAAACGTCATTTACGGTGGTGGAGGACTCATAGGTCAAATGAGGCCAATGTCTCATGTTCTGAGACATCAAAAAAGTTCTAATTATAGAATATATGGATGGGGATTAGGCGAACATATGTATATTTGTTTAGATGAACAAGTACAATGTATACCACCAATGAATATAACTTATCCAGGTTATATAAGATCATTTGATTTATTGGGTATACGAGATCATCATCCACATATATATCAAGCAATACCATCCGCAAGATGGGTTCCATGCGCAAGTTGTATGCATGAAGCATTTGATAAAGAATATGAAGTCAAATATGATGTTGTATTTTTTACTCATTCAACTCTTCCAATGAATGTTATTCATGGCATGCCCGCGGAAACTTGGGATTATCCTCATAAAGCGAACAATGAAATCAATTTTGAAGAAACAATAGAATTTATTGCAAGTGGTGATATTGTTGTTACAAATTCTTATCATGGAGCTTATTGGGCAACACTTTTGGGAAAGGTTGTTGTAGTTTTTCCTTGGTGTTCTAAATTTTATGGTTTAAAACATAAACCTTTATATTGCCCCACAACTGATTGGTGGAAAACTATACAAGATAAAGAACAAAGACAGTATAAAAGTTCTTTAGAAGAGTGTAGAGAAGCAAATATAAATTTTCATAAAGAATTAAAAGAACATATTTTAAATAGCCCCAGAACATTCAAGATCGAAGTATGAAAGACATTTATAAAGATAAGACAATACCTCAAAGAAAAGAAAAAAATATGGCCAAGAATTCTTTTGGGGGAACAGAATTAACAACCTTAGAATTATGGTCTCTTTTACCTAAAAAATTTAAAACAGATTATCAATGGATAATATCAAGATTATATCCAGAAAATATTCAAACTATTTTGCCCAGAATTTGGTGGTTTCATGATTTAGCAAAAGATCCAAGTGGGGGACATGATTTTTTAAAAAATAAAGACGGCGCAGAACAATTTGAAAAATTAATTTTTTCGAGTTATTGGCAAATGCATACTTTTCTAGAAAAATATGATTTACCAATGGATCGTTGTGAAGTTCAAAAAACAGCAATATTTCCATTTGAACATTATGAAAAACCTAAAGAAGGCAAAATAAATTTAATTTATGCTTCTACACCTCAAAGAGGATTACATGTATTATGTAATGCCTTACATGAACTCGAAAGAGATGATTGGCATTTACATGTATATTCAAGTTTTCAAATTTATGGGTGGAAAGAAAATGATCAACCATATGGAGAATTATTTGATCATATTGAAAATAATCCTAATATGACCTTACATAAAATTGTTAGAGGAAGACCCCTAAGAGAAGAATGGAAAGATATGCATATTTGGGCTTATCCATGTATATGGGAAGAAACTTCTTGTAGAACTGCTATGGAAGCAATGTCTTCCAGGACATTAATGCTTACAAATAGTCTAGGAGCGTTACCGGAGACTTGTTCTGATCATGCTTTTATGTATCCTTATATTAAAGATGAAATAGAACATTGTTATAGATTTGCAGATGAAATAGATAAATTAATGGATACATATTGGGATGATGAAACTCAGGATGTTATAGACCGAGCCAAAAAACATGCGGACAAATATTATAGTTGGGATTATAGAGCACCTAAATGGATAGAGATGTTTGAATTAATGGATATTGAAGATGAACTTGAAGAACAATCAGATGTCGAAAAAATAGCAATGGCTTTATGAAAAAAGGATTTACAGCTTCCAGTTTTGATTTACTGCATACCGGCCATATTGTAATGTTAGAAGAAGCGAGAAAAAATTGTGATTATTTAATTGCTGGTCTTCACACTAGCCCCGTACACAAAAAAGATTTAATACAGTCAGTCTTTGAACGATTCATACAATTAAAAGGATGTAGATATGTTGATGAAATTATTCCTTATGAATCAGAAAAAGATCTTAAAAATATATTAAAAACAATAGAAATTAATATTAGATTTTTAGGTGAAGATTATTCCCGTGACAATAAATTCATAACAGGATATAATACATGTATCTTAAAAAATATTGAACTCTATTATTGTAAGAGATTTCATCATTATTCATCAACTGAACTGAAGAAGAGAATTGTTAGTTTGTCAAACACCCTTACGGATTAGTTTTTTCGGGGGCGGAACCGATATTCCAGAATATTATATTACGGCGCCTGATGGCGGTCAAGTCATAAGTGCTGCTATCGATAAATCTACTTATGTTATATTAAATAGATTATATCGAGATCAATTTGTTTGTAATTATACTAAAAAAGAATCAGTCAGTTACGTTGAAGAAATAGAACATGAATATATTCGCGAAGTCCTCAGGCATTTTAATGTAAATCCCGGACTCGAAATTACAACATTAGCTGATATTCCTTCTGAAGGATCTGGTTTGGCTTCCTCTTCAAGTATTCTGGTTGGATTAATAAATGCTATAAGTACTTGGATTGGAGCACCAATGAACCGGGACGATATAGCGCATCTAGCATGTCATATTGAGCTTGAAATCTTAGATAAACCGATTGGCAAACAAGATCAATTTGCTGTTAGTTACGGCGGTTTTAACCACTTTCGGTTTTTTAAAGATGGTAGTGTAAAAATTGAAGAATTACAATATGATGCAGAGTTTGAAAGAAAGTTTGTTCTGGTTAATACTGGCCAACATAGACAATCATCTTCAATTCTTACTTCTCAGAAAAATTCTATTGAAAAAAAATTAAAAAAATATAATAAAATATATGATATTTGTACTAAAGCTTTGGATTATTATAATCTTAGACAGTACGATGATTTTGGTATAGCTATGAGTGAATCCATGAATATTAAAAATACTCTTGCTAAAGGGATTACTAATGATGCAATTAATGCTATTATGCAAAATTCTGTTTCTTGGGCGACAGGATGTAAAATATGCGGAGCTGGTGGAGGAGGATATATACTTTTCATGACAGATCATGCTAAAGAGATACATATGAAAAATAGAACTTTAGATACATTTGATGTTGGATTCGATAATCAGGGAACAAGAATAGTATTTTACAATGAAAAATAAAAATATACATGTAAATTGGACTGATAATACTTCAGCTACTAGAACAGTGAGAGTAAATTCGGAAATAGAATTATTAATAGAAGTATCCGGCTGGAGATCACATGTTACTTCTATAAGTAATTCTATGCAATTAGTTTCGGAAAGTCAACTTGATGAACTATTAAAGGGGATTTGGAACCTATATATAAACGAAAAACAATTTTTTATATGTGGAAATGGTGGAAGTGCTTGTAATTCTAATCATTTCGCACAAGATCTAACTAAAGGGACAATTGAAAATGGACTTTCAAGACCTAGAATTAAAGCTATATCTCTTTGTAACGATATCGGCTTCATTACTGCTACATCTAATGATGATTCTTATGATAATATTTTTAAGCATCAACTTGTAGCTTATGCTAATAAAGGTGATGGATTATTAGTTCTTAGTGGTAGTGGCAATAGTAAAAATCTCATAGAAGCTGTTGAATGGGCTCATTCAAATGGAATGGAAACATATGGCATTTTAGGATATGATGGAGGAATTTTGAAAGATAAACTCTCAAATTATATACATATTAATTTAAATCATATGGAAAAATGTGAAGGCATTATGTCAATTATCTTACATTATATTATGTGTGAGCTAAAAGAATTATATAACGTAACACTCGGAGAGTATGAAGGTAGCTAAATGGCTTTTTCGAAAAGAAGTATTAACGCAAAATATATGGGTGACGAGCCGGATCCAATTGATTGGGATAGTTTACCTCCGGATAAATTAAAATCTGAAGTTCATGAAGCCTTTAGATGGTATTATAAATTTTTTGATTTTAAAGAGAGTATGAATTTTGTTCAAGAATATTATAAAAAAAATAAAGTAAAAAGTAAATCTCCTGGAAAACTTAAAATCGCTGATTTAATCGAGGTTGGAAATCATGTTGGTTATATTGCTCGAATGAAAGTAAGAGGATTAAAGAGTTTACCAGAAGAATATGAAGAGCTTTTTATCCAAAAATTAAAAAAGATAGAAGAAATTGCCGATCATCGTAAGATAGTAGTAGAAACAATAGATAAAATAAAACCAGATATTCAGAAAAGAATTCGGGAAGCAGCAAAAAAATTAAAATTTGACATAGAAGATATTGTTGATGAACAACTTGAAGAAGATTTTAAAAAGAAATTTAATTTTAAACAATTTGTAAAATATAATAAAGTTTCAAGACCGGTTGCTAAACATTTAAAATCTGAAATTGCAGAAATGGCCGGCGAAATAAAATTAGCCAAAGAAGGTGATATAGATTTTAAAGAAGCATATAGTCATATGAGTGGACCACAACAAAATAGATTAATTAAATTTTATGATATGATGATAGAAGAAT